GTTTGATATGCTAGTAACAGTGCTGTGATCGCTTCAAATATCATTATATGTTCTTCGCTGAATCCAATATACTTTCTAACTGTGCCTGACGTTCTAACAGTTTAAAAAACAATGTCAGGGTGTTAGCCGCATCTACATCTGCCCTGTGTGCTTTACCTTTAAAATGCAGTTTGAAATAGCCCATTGCTGAACTCAATCCGCCACTAGGCTGCTTACCTCTGGTCAGCATCAAGTATGTATACCAGGTCTTAACATCTATCCAACGTCGGCCAAAATGCGGAAAATCTGCATGATTTTTAGCAAATTCTGCTAATAATTCGCCACTATCACCACCACCCCATGTCACAGGGTTAATAAAGACCTTATGTTCACGTATTAGTTCACTGAGCTCACGGGCAACATGTTCATGGCTGTATGCTTCTGCACGTATGTCAGCGTCAGTTATACCTGTTAGATCATTGATGAACTCGCTTATAGGTTCCTTGGGATCTATGTACCATTTACGGACAACATAGTCTTCAAAACGTGTGTTTTTATCACCTATAGCTACACCAACCTGTATGATCTTACCACTGGGTTGATTAAGTTCTAAATCTAATGCCATGAACTTGCCATCTGCTATCATGCATAATCTTTCTGTGGGTATGCGGCACTTAACCATTCTGCAAAATTCTTAGCATTGTCGCTTAGTTTAACGAGATCATACTTACCGCAGAATTTAAGGAAGTATGGTCCAATTGATACATTATTTTTAGGTACACTGTTATTGGCAATAGTTTCTGCTATCTTAACTTTAATGTCGTCTGGTTGTGCTGTTAAGTCTACTAAGGTTACATTACGTTGATAGTCATCTAAGACCTTGTGCTCAACACCGTTATGGTCGACCCAACGCTGTAGCATTAGGTTGTTCCAATTATATCCTTTTTGATCTCTATCAGAAAATGCTTCTTCGAGGCCAACTTTGTTTTTACTACCTTTGGTGCGCACACCTGGGTAAGCACTGAATATATTATCTGTGGGATCGCCACGCATACACTTTTCAAACAAGATAAACTTAGGATCTGGAATCTTTTTAGGCTCTTTGGTTTTCTTGTCTAATACTCTATTACCTTTTTTATCAAATATACCTTCTAAGGTATGTAATTCATCTGATATACCGTTGTATTGATTAACGTTGTCTGCTAGTAGTTGATAAAAATCAGTATCGCTAGACACGATAGTATGATGATCATTTGGATGACTTTGAATGAATCCAGCAATAAGATCATCTGCTTCAAGTTCTGGATTTTGAAGAACAGTGCAATTAGTTTTTTCACTAATGAATGTTTTGAGTGCATCAAAAGTTTCCCAAAACAACTTGTCTTCTTCCTGTTCACTTTCAGTCAATGCCGCACGTGCCACACTGCGATTTTTCTTGTAAGGTTCGTAGAAGTCTTTGCGCCAACTGCGTCCTTCTAAACAGAATATAACATGATCGGCCTTTTGATCACGCCAGGATTTGTTTACTGAAGCTAGGGTTACGTGGATAGCAAATCCTAACCGATCCCAAGTATCTGCTTGACGATGTGCTGAATGTCGGGCTCTAAAGAATGTGTTCGCGGTGTCAACTAATAGATATCTCATTTAGCTATTATACTTTCATTTATGATTTTTGTCAAATGATTTGCCCACGCCATATGAGCATCAAACCGAAAATGATAATATTTGGTTGGAGTAAACCCCTGTGCCAAACACCAATCCCAATAGGTATCAGTTTGGTTGTAAGGACCAATATAACAACCGCCCCAATCTTTTTGATTATCAACTTGAAGATTTGAAAAACAATTAAAAAATAAGTGTGGGATTTGTCGTTCTTCTAACTCAAGATGTAGTTGCCAAATATCCGTTTGTGCTTGCTCACATAACTGTTGGTTTGATTTGATATTTGTCAGCCAGGTTTTGTATTGAACCTCTAGGTCGCTGTCTACCTTTGAGCCCACGCTAATTTGATGATATTCACCATTGATTAACCATTCTTCTCTTTCCCAAGTACTCCATCCAATTATAATCAGATCTGGTGTGTTTGATTTGATATACTCTCGTGTGGTTCGTAGAATACGTGCATTACTAGCACCACTTTCAGCATCACAATATAGTTCACCGTGCAGATTATCTGCCGTTAGTTGACCAAAGCTCACACGGATATTGTCTGGGTGTGGTAATCGTTTAAGGAATTTGTATTGTGGATCATCTCCGGCTGTGGCACAACCATTTACTGCTTCAGCTGCTGCCGTATGACTATCACCGTTTACATATACAAGCAATTTTAACTTTCTAAGTATTCTACTACTTCGATTAGGTTACGTGGAGGAGGACGATCATCTGGCAGTTCACGACCAAATTCTGCTTCTACTGCCAGCATTATTTCAATAGCAGTAAGGCTATCAGCACCAAGATCTTCAAATGTGCTAGTTGAGTCAATTGAATCTACCGATACATCTAATTCTTTAGCTATAATTTCTTTAACACGTTGTTCAGTTGACATAATTATCCTTTAACTAATTTCAGTACGACCATTACCAATATCTCGACGATTGTTACGTTTATCAGGATCGGCTTGTTCTTGTTCATATGTTTCTAACATGACATTTTTGCAAACAGTTTTGAACCAATTGTCCACAATGTCTTGATCCGTTTTACCTTGATACCCAGCTTTGATTAACCGTGCTACAAAGAAGTCATTCCAATCAAGTTCAAAACTTCCATTACTAGGATCGCCAGGATCAATATTCATGCTGAGTACTTCAACCCAGGGTTCTCCATTTTTAGTTGCCTGTTCTTTTACTGACAATTTTTTTGTTACTGGTTTTTCTTTACGAAACAATTTTTTAATATTATCTAACATTACCATTCTCCGTGACCAAATTCTTCATCCATATTTAATTCCATATAGGCTTCGTCTAATAGATGTGCATTGTTCATACACTCTACGTACTCATGATACCAAGATTTAATTAAATTCCACATGTTATTTCCCCCAACTGTTGCCCCAAAGATCAACATGTAATCTTGGGCTGTAATAATAACCACGACGCATGGCTTCGTCAGCTACATTAAATTTATTACCGTCATATACTTTAACCACACCACCCACAGGCATAATATAAACTACACCTTTGAATTTAGCCTTGCGATATTCTGCTACGGCACAATCTACTTCATCAAAGTCTTTTGGGTTCTCAACTACAAACTTAAGATATGTAGTGCCAATACGTTCATAACTCTTAACAATCTCAGGTTTAACAGCATCTTCCCATCGTTCACCGCTTGCACTTAGTTTAGCACTTACGCTAAATGTAATTTCACGACTACCACGATTCCATAGTTTCAAATATTTGGCAAAGTCTTCGTGTAGTTCTTGAGTGCCATTTGTTTCAAATGTTAGATTCTTTAAGTTATACATATCCTTATGACTTAGTAAGTCTGGATAAGCACGTTGCCACCCTAGTAAAGGCTCACCGCCTGTGATGACCAAATGAGTATCATTACCATTAGGCATGATCCAACTATTACTAGGAACCAAATCTAACATACGTTCAACTACTGCATCAATAGTCAGTAGTGGACTAAAATTCTTAAATTTAGGATCCCATGACGCATAACTGTCACACCCAGTATTTACTAAAGGTAAGTCTTCATAGATTCGATATTTTGCTGGATCAATAAATTCACGTTCAGTGCTCATCTGTGTGCGATCTTGCATGCCAAATCCACCACAGGTAAAGTTACAACCAAATGTACGTAAGAACACACTAGGCACACCAATAAAGCGTCCTTCGCCTTGTGCTGAATAAAAGATTTCACTGACTTTTAATTTGCTCATCTAAATAATCCGTAAAGATAAATTACACATATAATTGCATTCAATGACCACAATTCAGGTTTACGCCATAGTATACCTGTTATGACCCAAAGTACACCAGCTATTGACAATATAATAATGTTAAGCGGATACACATCAATACTAGTGAATATCACCCCAACTACGGTGATGATATTAGCTAACCATCCTATTAGTTTACTATGTTTTTTAAAAAAATGCAACCTATCTCTCCCATGGATAAACAATCCAAACATCTTCTTCGGCTTTGTTTATTTCTACTGCACTGTAGTTGACCTTACGGCTAAACTCACTGCTTAGGTTATCAAATAATACTGCGAATCGAACATTGTTGCCCCAGATGTCTGCCCAGGCTGAATCGTTGGGTAAATTAATCCCTTGCCAATCTTGGATAATCCAATTTAATGTAGCACCAGTGTCGTTAATGTCATCTAAGATCAGTATATTTTTACGTAGACTAGGATCTGTAGTTGGTTCGCCTTCTGGGCGAGGAACGGTACTGGCACTTAAATAACCAAATGCATCTTCTGCCATCCAGCAGTTGCTTTCGCCACCAGCACCATCACGCAAGGCCACTTTCAATGTTTCCATGGGAATATCTAACATATGGCTCATATACACAGCAGGAATCAACCCGCCGCGTGTTAGTCCAACGATGTAATCAGGACGCCAATTGTCTTTATACATTTGGTATGAGATTTTATTAACATATTCACGGATCTGTATATCATCTACGTATAACTTTTTCATCTCATTAACTCCATGGTCATGATTTTAGCAATAGCATCTGTAGCATGTTCATCCTCTTCGTCAATGATATGCATGTTAGTAGTCCACTCTTGACGAGATTTATCCCAACGACCTACTTCAAGGATGATACCGCCCGACGCATTGTAAATACGGAAGTTAGTTTCTGGATTACGATCAAAGAAGTTTGGCGCATCATTGCGGCATCTAATAGGTGTAATCTCCTCATCAAGTTCACTCCAATCGTCGAATCGGTCTACACCTAGCCAATTCCAGATTTTACGTTTTATCCAACGCATATTAAAATTCCTTAACTAGAGCAAATCCTACCTGATTATTGTTAATGCCTGATTGATTTAAGTGATTCACTTGATGCTCACCATAAGTAATCAAACTCATAGTTTTTGTTTTATATTTGTAGTACATACCAAAGTCATATTCGTTAACATCTGGACGTATACTTACACGTTCACGACTGAAGTTTACCGCACCATCTGCACTGAAACTAGTTGGAATAGCCACACTAACATCGCCTTTGTATACAGTAACTGGTTGGCTAACTGTAGCACCAAAACTGTGTCCTTCACGTGTGTAGTCTAAGCCCATGTTCCAACTGTAGGATTGTGTAGCACCCACGTCAGTGACTAACCCACCACGTGTAAGATTAGCTGTGGTATAACCTACCCAAGCACTACCAAATACGCTGACATGTTTATTTAGATTATATGCACTGCTGAAGTTAGTAAATTGCGTATAGCTGGTGTTAACTTCACCAAATGATCCGCCAATACTATTACCCATCCATGCATTGTTTTCGTTTAACATACCAAAGCCCATACGATATTTTAATTGATCATTGACTTTAGTTGGTTTGCCTATGTCAAACATCGCAGTAGAAGTATAATCATTTAAGGCAATCTTCATATCATAATCGCCAGCTGGTACAGTAGCACTAAAGCCATAGGAGTTTAACTTGTTATAGGGATTATAGTTTTCATAAAACTGTGCTTTAGCCACAGGATTATAATCAGCACGAGCACGTTTAGAATTAGCAGTCTTGCTCATGTCCACATAGTAATCTCTGTTAAATTCATCAGTGACCATAACTGAACTTAATTTGCTGTTCAATGAACTTAGCCCGCCTGATGTATTAGTTGAAAATCCACCGCTTAGTGCTACTGTACCTGTACGTCCATCAGTAGGAATGCCCAAAGTACCGTATGGTCTTGTTGCAGTTTCTAAATCTAATAAACCTTGACCATGTATGTTAGGATTGTAACCATTGATGTTTTTATTGGCAGTAGCCATTAACAACTTAACAATGTTTTCGCCTTTCATTAGTGGCCATTGTTGTGCGATAACTGCCACAGAACCTGATACTACAGCAGCCGCTTGGCTAGTGCCCGATTGTATACATAGCCGTCACCAGTTTTTGCCGCAGTAAATTCAGTGCCTGGAGCCAGGATATAATAGTCGCTGGTTCTATATTTGTCTGCACAGGCGTTATTTTGTACAGTTACACAAATATGACCAGCACGATTACTGTAGCTGGCAATAGCATCTCTGTCTACGTCCCAAGCACCTGCAATAATCATTTTACCACCTAGAATTAAATTACCATTGGCATCGGTAGCAGTGGCCATGTTAGCTGGCATTTGTGGATAAGCAAATCCACCATTACCCGCACTGTTGACTAACACCATTTCTTTGCCTAATGCATTAGCCCATGCATAAGGATTTTCACCGCCATAATATCTTCCAATATATCTAGCATCTCGATTACCATAAGTGCCGTCAGCTAGATTATAAAAGTTTTTTCTATAATTTGAATCAAATGCAAAGTTAGCACTGATATTAGCCACAGTGGCACCAATCTGGTTACCCCATACTAGAGCATTACGTGCCTGTGAAAAGTTAAATGCAGTATTGTCGGTTACTTTGGCAATAGCTAATTGTGCATCAGGTGCTACGCCGGCCATACCAATACCATCCCAATTGGCTGCCGCAATACCAGCAAGTCCTGTGCCGTGGCCAACCATATCATTCATTCCATATTTACTGTTGATAAAATTGCGTTGATAAGCAATACTACCTAAAAATTCCTTATGGTTAGCATTAATACCACTGTCAATAATTAATATTAAACTGCCTTTACCTGTATAACCTCTTGCCCACGCTGAACTGGCATTAATTTCCTTAAGAAAGTCGTCGCTGGTTCTGCCTTTGGCAATATTATTAGCAGTGTATTCTGCTGTATCATACGGTGAAAGGTTCAGCGTTTCAGAATATACGTTGTTGCTTACTCCTAATGCTAATATCCCGCTTAGTACTAAATGTTGAAGTTTCATGATTTGCCTTCCTATAATTACCACCAACGATATTTGTTTGGTAGTTTGTTTTTGATACCGCCCAATAATTTTATTTCTATTGAAGCGACCCATCTTGGTCTAGGAATTAACCATCCTAGTATAATGCCAAAAATTAATGTTAACATATTGACTCCTTATCTTGGTGCAAACTCTTGTTGTAGTTTAATATTATCCATAAATTCTTTCTTAGTGCCATGATCTGTATTAAATGCACCTTTTAGTACGGTAGTTTGTGTCAAACTACTATGTGCCATAATACCACGATTCTCACAACAACCATGTACTGCTTGTATATAGACAGCTACGTTTTCACTGCCTGTGGCTTTCATTATTTCTCTCGCGATGTCGTTCGCAAGTTCTTCTTGCAGTGTACCACGACGAGCACACCATTGAGCAATACGAGTATACTTGCTAAGACCAATAAGTTTTTGTGCGGCAATAATCCCAATATAGGCAACACCAGCG